TTCAGCTTGTTCTTTTTCTTCTTCTGGTGATTGGATCGGGCGCAGCCAGCTATCAGCAATATATGCTCTAGGACTAGGACCAAATTGTATACTTAGATCATCTGCTTCAATCCACCAATGATGATCAGTAACCATTGCTTGACAGGGTATTCCTCTAAAATCAAAATTTTCGCCCTGTTTAAATCTTCCAATATACTCTGCTACTTTTACATAACGACCTATGTTCTCAGGACGTATTGAAAATACAATTACTGCTAAATCACCTTCTTTTACATTCATCACCAAACCCAGCTTACCCAACTGTATCGAGTACCTTTTGTAACTGGTGTTACTTGATGTATATACATAAAGGTACTCGGAAATATCAAGACATCTCCGGTCTTTAGTTCAACTTTATAATCGTCAAACATATAAAAGTCGCCGCCTTCAAAGTCGTCATTTAAAAGACCAACTACGCTAAGTGTGGGTATTCCTTTTCGTTGTCCGTCAAACATTTCCTGCACTCTATCCGCATGCCAGTGCATTGTTTTACCTGGTTGGTATCTATTATATCTAATATCAAGATATCCATCCCAGCCTGTTAGACTAGGCAAGTTTACATCTTCAATATATTTGATTAGAATATCTTTAATTTGCTGACATATAAAATTACTTTTATCATCAAACTGATGACTAATTTCTAAGTCATCGTCAAAATTAAATCGTTCTTTATCAGAGTGTGAATAGAATGTATGTTTGTGCCAATCGTCTTTTAAATTAGTGACGACGGTGTTGCAAAATGCCGAGTCAAAATGATTATAAACTTTTACATAATCTTTTAAATCTTTTTGCATTAAAACAACCCGTCATCAAAGTTTACACTAACTCCGCAACCACATGATGATTGTGCATTTGGATTTTGTATATCAAACATTGCACCGATAATGTCTTTCTTATAATCGATTGTAGAACCAATCAAAAACATTACACTGTGAGCTCCTATTACAAAAGCACAACCGTTTGGTGTTTTAATTACTTCGTCGTTATCTTCAAGATCTTGCGGGGAATTGACTAGTTGCCAATCATACTCAAAGCCTGCACAGCCTCCACCTTTAACATTTAGGCTAACGCCGTAACACTCGTTTTCGTTTGACAACTTGTCAATTTGTTCTTCCGCGGCTGGTGTTAGTTTTACTACCATTATTACATAGCGTTCTTTTTATCTTGGATTTCTTTTCTACGTTCTTTAGTAAGTTTACCAAGATCACCAAGTGCCTTACGAGCTCTTGCTGCCGCTGCCTTTACGCCTTTCTCATCAAAAGTTTCTGCTTCTGCGAGATAGTTATTAAAAGCTAAAACGATTTCATCGTGTAATGTTTTATCCATCATTATCTCCTATTATAATGTTATATATTTCTTTCCAGTTCTTTACTTTACGTGCAGTTCCGGAATAGTCTTTGTTGTGTTCATGCTGTATTAATATGCCGTCTAAACCTAGATTAATTCCAACATCAACATTTTCGGGTTTGTCTTCAACCCAATAACACCCACTACCTTTGTAAGGAGCAAGTGCTTCATCTTTATCTGCACCTGTATCTAAGTAAAAGTATTTTTCAAAAACACTTGGTCCAAACATTTCAATAAGATTTTTTGTACGCAAATGTTGTGAATATACATCGTCACTTAGACTAGTTATTGCATGAAAGATAAATCCGTGTTCACTATGCAATTTTTTTACAAAATGTATTGCATCTCGCAATGGAGGAAGTTTACGAATCCAAGCACTCTCGTTAAACATACGGATCAAACGCTTTGCTTCGTCTTTTTCTAATCCGTATTTTAAATCCATCAAGTAGTGACCTGTTTCTGCTACGGTATAACCGTGACGCTTCATCCACTGACTAAAGGCATACTCCCAATCAAAGAGTACACCATCACAATCAACTAATATTAACTTGTCTTTCATTTAACCCTCATACTTCTGTTATCATACCTTATACTAACACAATAAAAGGGCGTTGTCAACCTAAAGTTTTATATTAGTTGTACTTTCAATATACTGTTTTGCTGTATTTTCGTCAGTCTTTGCAATAAAAACAAGAGTACTTTTATTGAGACTTAGTTTAGAATCAGGTGATACAGTAAAACTAAACGGGACCATGCCAATTCCTTGCTGTGTAGCAGTAAGTGCCATTGGTTTAGTTACTGTAAGTGTTTCGCCGTTCTCGTCAACTAATCGTGCGACAATTTCTTCGCCTGCGACAGTTTTTACAGAGACGGTATCTCCATTTTTGTAAGGTGCTTCAATTAACATTATAGTGTGTGTCCTGTGCCTGTGTAACCTGTATCTTCTAGATATGGGCCTAGTTTATCAAACCCGCCAATTACTGTTCCGTTAATACGGATTTGTGGAACAGTGCGAGCGCCTGGGAAGTTTTCTAATAGTTCTTCTTTTGTGTAGTCAGTGCCAAGTGACTTGTATGTGTACGCTAGTCCGCGAGTCTCGCAAAGTTGTTTTGCTTGTTCGCAGAAAGGACACATTGGCTTTCCAAATATTTCAATCATAAACTGAATCCTTTTAGTGAGTCTTTATCGACATCTTGTTTAATGCCACCAATGATATACGACTCCACTTCTGTCTCTTGTGGAGCAACTTGTAAACCTGAACTTGACAGCCAGTGCTGTGTCCATGGTAGCGGGTTAGTGTTTACTGGCTGGTCAAAAATTGCATTCATGCCTAATGCTTTTAGACGACGGTTTGCAATGTATTCAACATACTGATGAAGCAGTGTAGCATTTAGACCAATCATACTACCATCTTTAAATAGATAGTTGGCCCAATCCTTTTCTTCTTCAACACAATTACGCCATAGGTCGTATACTTCTTCTTCACACTCCTTAGCAATCTTAGCCATTTCTGGATCATCTTTGCCTTGAGCCCAAAGTTTTAGTACGTGTGTACTAAGTGCCAAATGCTGTGCTTCGTCCCTAGCGATAAGTGAAATAATCTTAGCACTACCTTCCATTAGCTTTAGTTCTCCAAAGCCAAATGTGCAAGCAAATGACACATAGAAACGAAGACCTTCAAGAATGTTTACAGTCTGCATAGCAAGATAAAGTTTCTTTTTAACTTCACGCATACTGCCTTCTTTACGATGCATAAAAGCATCAGCGGCTTCGTTAAACTCGTCATAGTATTTTGTAACACTCTGCGCACGAGCAAGAATCTTTTCATCGTCAAGAATAGTATCAAACACTTCGCTTGGATCTGCATACACATTCTTCATAATGTGTGTATAACTACGACTATGAATAGTTTCAAAGAAGTCCCAAGTAACAATACAACCTTCTAGTTCAGGTAGACTTACATGTGGCAAGAATGCCAAACACGGTCCACGTCCTTGTACACTATCTAGTAGTGTTTGATACTTTAGATTAGCAGTAAAGATGTGCTTCTGCTCAGGGCGGAAGTTAGCATAGTCTGCTCTATCTTTCTGCAATGAAACTTCTTCTGGACGCCAAAAGTATCCAAGCATTGTTTGGTTGAGTTTATCAAACACAGGAAACTTAAATGTATCATAACGCTGTGTGTTTTGGTCTGCTCCGAAGAACATAGGCTGTTTTGTAAAGTCAACCTTATCTTTATTGAATACTGTCTTTGCCATTTGTAAATTCCTTATACTACAAATCTATAATACTATCAAGTGTAATACTTGTCAACCTTTAAATTGCACAAGCCTCACACATTTCGTCATCTTCTGTTGCACCATTAGTAGGTGCTAATTCTACTTGAGGCTTTTCTTCTTCTAACTCACTTGGATCAGTTTTGTAATCGTATGTGTTTTGGTAGTATGATGTTTTCCAACCTAATTTATAAGTTGTTAATAAGTCTTTAATCATTACACTCATAGGCACTTCGTTGTTTTCAAAGTGTGTTGGATTGTAACTCCAGTTACCACTAATTGCTTGATCAAAGAATTTTTGCATTACCGCCACTGTGTTAATATAGCCTTCGTTGCTTGGCATATCCCATAACAACGTATAATAATTCTTGAGTGTTTGATACTGTGGAACAATCTGTTTGAGAGGTCCTTTCTTTGATTTTTTAACGGACAAGTATCCTCTAGGTGGTTCAATTCCGTTTGTTGCGTTCGACACAACGGAACTGCTCTCTGATGGCATCTGTGCGGACAGCGTTGAGTGCCTGAGCCCGTGTTCCTTAATGTCATTGCGGAGACTATCCCAATCATAGTTTAGTTTGTGTGGAACGATTGTGTCCACATCCTTTTTGTAAGTGTCAATTGGCAGAATGCCGTCGCTGTATTTAGTGCGGTCAAAGTACTCGCAAGCACCACGCTCTTTAGCAAGATTGTTTGACGCTTTTAGCAAATAGTATTGGAATGCTTCTGATAAGTCATGTACAAGTTTCCACGCTTGTGGATCGTTGTATTGCACTTTTTGTTTTGCTAAGAAGTGTGCTAAACCAATATATCCTACACCTAGTGAACGTCTTGCTTTAGTTGACTTCTCAGCGGCTAAGATTGGATAACGTTGATAGTCAATAATTTCTTCTAATGCTCTTACTGCTAGATCGCATAGTTCTTCTAAGTCATCTAGTTCTTTAATTACACCTACGTTAATAGCACTTAGAATACAAAGAGCAATTTCACCTTCTGGGTCATCAATATGCTGTAGTGGCTTAGTAGGTAGTGTAATTTCTTGACACAAGTTACTCATGTATACTGTGTCTTTAAATGAACTATGTGTGTTACAATGATCTACATTCATAATGTAGATACGTCCTGTTTCAGCACGTTCTTTGATCAGTGCTGAGAACAATTCCATTGCAGGAATAGTTTTCTTTTTAATGCTTGTAGCACGTTCGTATTTTTCATAAAGCTCTTGGAATACCGCAGGGTCGCCATAATATGCTTCATACAATCCTGGAACATCATGTGGTGAGAATAAAGTAATGTTTCCGCCAGCAAGCAAACGTTCATACATTGTTTTATTCAATTGAATGCTGTAGTCTAGTTTGCGTACACGGTTGTCTTCTGTACCTTTGTTATTCTTTAGCACAAGGATGTCTTCAATTTCTTGATGCCAAAACGGGAAGTGTGTAGTAGCACTACCACCACGCACACCATTTTGTGTGCAACATCTTACAGTTGCTTCGAACTTCTTTAAAAACGGGACAATACCTGTGTGTGCTACTTCTCCGCCTCTGATTTTTGCGTTGACTCCGCGGATACGTCCTGCGTTGATTCCGATGCCTGCTCTTTGCGCTGTGTACCTGCCAATTGACATATCACTTGCGAAGATACTATCAAGGGTATCGTCACTGTCAACAAGGACACACGAAGCAAACTGTCTAATAGGTGTACGGACACCGGCCATGACTGGCGTTGGGATATTGAGTTTAAAAAGTGAGGTCGCATCGTAGTATCTCCTTACGTAGTACATACGGTCTTCTTTAGGATAGTTTGCAAAAAGAGTTGCCGCGATAAGCATATACATATACTGCGGAGTCTCAAACATTTCTCCACTACTTCTATCTTGGCATAGATATTTGTCTACTACTTGACGCAT